GGCATACACAAAAGGCTTGCGTGAGGGTTTCCTCAGCCTCAATGATGTACGCTCTGTTGAAGATTTAGCTCCACTTGGTGAAGCTGGAGATCAGTATCGCGTACCGTTGCAGAACATTGACGCTGCAGACGCAAAGGATGTCGGCTTAAATCTACGCGCAGATATTGCATCAAAACTTATTCAGGTTGGTTTTGATCCAAAGGCTGTTACTGAAGCTGTGGGTCTTCCAACAATGAAACACACCGGAGTGCCATCGGGTCAATTGCAGCAAATCTCAACTATTGATCCAAACGCTCCTGAAACTGTATACGAGGTCGAATAATGCCTTATTACATTTCGCAAAGCCAAAGCGATTGCGATGGTTGGGCAACAGTTAAGCAAGAATCAAATGGTTCGTACACGACAATGGCGTGTCACGGATCAAAGCAAGACGCAATAGATCAAATGGTCGCAGTATCAATTTCTGAAGGTCTCGAACCTGGGGGAGAAGTAAACTCAAGGAGCAAAATGAAAAAGATCGAACGTCGCACATACACAGTGCAAGATGTCGAAACACGTCAATCCGAAGACGGAAAAATGCGTTTGTCTGGTTATGCTGCAAAGTTTAACAGTGCATCAGTTCCGCTACCATTTATCGAAAAGATCGCTCCTGGAGCCTTTCGCAAGACACTCAGCGAAACACCAGACGTGAGACTTTTGATTAATCACGAAGGGTTGCCTCTGGCTCGTACCAAAAACGGCACTTTGCGTTTAGAAGAGGACATGATTGGACTTCGTTTCGATGCTGAATTACCTGATACACAAGAAGCCCGCGATCTCTGGACCTTGGTCCAGCGCGGAGATGTGGATCAGATGAGCTTTGCGTTCAGAGTAATTCGCCAGAAATGGTCACAGGATCGCCAAGAAAGAACACTCACTGAGGTATCATTAGCGGACGGAGACGTGTCTGTCGTGACATATCCAGCTTATGCAGCGACTTCTGTTGAAGCTCGCCAGAAACTTGACGACCTAATCTCAGACATTAAAGAGGGACGCGAGATTGATCCAGAATCCATCAAAATGGTCAAAGATTACCTAGAAGACCTACTTGAAGCCGACGACGAAGAAGAAATGGAAGACGAAGAAGAAATCGAAGACGGCGAAGAAGATGTCGAAGATGCTGGATACGACAAAGACAAAGAAGACGAAAAGAAGCGCACAATTTCTTTGCGCTTAGCTAAGGCAATCGTCAACAACACAAAATAACTTTCTGCTCACACGAGCAGATCGAAGTCGGAGCGAGACTTCACACCCTATATGCGCCGTGAAAACTCTTGCCACCACCTCGCACACATCAAACTCTATTAGGAGACGCAATGTCATTCATTGACAAAGTAATTGAGCGTCGTGATGCTGTTAAGGCAGAAATGGATGCAATTCTCGAAGCTGTTGCAGCTGAGAATCGCACCGACCTTACAGACGAGGAAACAACAAAGGTTGATGCCCTTGTTGAAGAGTCTCGTTCTCTCGATGCAAAAATTGAAAAACTAAAAGCACAGGCAGATGCCGATGCTAAGGTTGCTGAAGCTCGTAAGTCTGTTGCAGATGTTGTAACACCAAAGACTTCAGGAATCAAGGTCGTTGCAGAAGCACGCACCTATGCGCCAGAATCTGGCAACTCATTCGTACGCGATGCATTCAATGCTCAACTCCGTGGCGACTTCGCTGCGTCTGAGCGTCTTGCTCGCCACATGAAGGAAGAGTCCGTAGAACGTCGCGATGTCGACACCGGAAACTTCACCGGTCTTGTTGTTCCTCAGTACCTCGTCGATCTTGCCGCGCCTTTGGCTCGTGCAGGTCGTCCAACCGCTGACTTCGCAACAAACAAGATGCCACTTCCTGCTGCTGGTATGACTTTGAACATCAGCCGCATGACGACCGGAACCTCAACTGCAGTTCAGGAAACTCAGAATACAAACGTATCTGAGACTGATGCAGATGACACACTACTCACCGTTGATGTCCGCACAATCGCAGGCCAGCAAGATCTTTCTCGCCAGGTCATCGAGCGTGGAACCGGCGTTGATTCATTCGTCATTGCGGACTTGATCCGTTCATGGCACACAACTCTTGATGCGCAAATCATCAAGGGAACTGGCTCAAACGGTCAGATCAAGGGTATCCGCGCTTCAGGTGGAAACGCTGTAACTTTCACAGCAACTACACCAACAGTCGCGTTGCTATATCCAAAGCTCGCAGATGCACTACAGCAGGTTCAGTCAAACGTGTTCACAACACCAACCCACTGGATCATGCACCCACGTCGTCTAGCATTCTTGCTTGCGGCAACTGATACTGCAGGTCGTCCAGTAGTTGTTCCAACTGCTAACGGTCCATTCAATGCAGTCGGTACAGGTGCTGGTGTTGCACAGTACGCAAACAGCGGATACCAACTACTTGGTCTTCCAATTATTGCTGATGCAAACGTTGGCACAACATACGGTGCAGCAACAAATCAAGATGAAATTTACTTGGTTGATTCTCGCGAAATGCACCTATGGGAGCAAGCAGGCGCTCCATTCTCACTACGCTTCGATGCAACTGCTCCTGGCAGCTTGACAATCAAGACTGTTGTATACGGTTACGCCGCGTTCACCGCAGAGCGTTACCCAGCAGCAGCCTCGATCATCAGCGGAACTGGTTTGGTAGCTCCGTCGTTCTAAGTTAACTTAGACATTGTGCAGGGCGGATAAGATTCCCCCGACTTATTCGCTCTGCACCTCTAAGAGGGGGAAATATGAAAACCGGACACAAAGTTTCTATTGGTGCATGTGATCCTGGAACAGTCAACGCTGCTTGGGCGTATCGTATGTTTCAACTTTGTCAGGATCGCCGGGATAAGCTTGGACCTTTTGTAAGAATTAAAGGATCAGGTTTACTCTCAAAGATGCGTAACCGTGTTGTTAAAGCTTTTCTTGATAATACAGATTCTGACTGGCTTTTAATGATTGACGTCGACGAACAGTTGACGACTGAAACATTTGATTTACTTATTAACGCAGCTCACGATAAGGATAGACCGGTTGTATCTGGTTTAGTATTTGCTGCGTTCGATGCACACAAACACTTGTATCCGAAGCCATTACCAGCAATATTTCAGGATACACCCGAAGGCTTTTTACCGCTATACAAATACGATAGAAATTCATTATTTGAGATTGATGCGTGCGGTACAGGTTGCGTTCTGATCCATAGAAGCGTGCTAGAAAAGATGCGCGAGGTCGCAGATCCTAATCAGGGTCAAGACTGGTGCTGGTTCTGGGACGGACCGATTAATGGCAACTGGATCAGCGAAGACTTGTTATTTAGTAGACGCATTAAACAATTAGGTTTCCCGATTTATGTTCACACCGGCGCAATATTGCCGCACAATAAGAGTTTCTGGCTTGATGAAAGGCATCATCTAGCATGGAAAGAATAATTAAAGAGACAGCCTCGCTCGAGCCTGATCTCGAACGAGCAGTCCAACAAAAAGCAGAGAAGAGGATAAAGCGTGGCACTAATAAATTGCTATTGCACGCTGTCAGACGTAAAAGACGCATTAGCGATCAATGACATCAACGACGACACCGCGATCGAGGCTTCAATCCTTGCCGCAAGTCGAATGATTGATGATTACACTGGTCGATTCTTTTATAAAGACGGTACAACGCAGGCGCCAGTAACGCGTTACTTCACGCCTCTTGACTGGTGGACTTGCGCAACCGATGACTTTATTTCAATTTCACAAATTGCAACCGATGATAATTTTGACCAAGTTTATTCAACTGTATGGTCGACATCTGATTACATGGTTGAACCAGTTAATAATCCTCGTCGCGGTTGGCCTTATACTCGCGTTTTAGCAATTGGTTCCTACATTTTCCCAGCTCAACTGCCACAAACACTGCGCATTAGCGGTGTGTGGGGTTGGTCTTCAATTCCTTACGAAATCCAAATGGCAACCAAATTACAAGCGTCGCGTTTGTTTGTGCGCAAGCAATCACCGTTTGGTGTTGCGGGTTCTGTCGATATTGGAACCGTGCGTTTGAGCTCTCGTCTTGATCCTGATGTTGAAGCTCTGGTCCGTCCGTTTAAGAAGATGAATGGTTTGGCCTACTGATGCTTCCTAGCAAAGTTCGTGAAGGCTTAAAAAAGAATTTAGCTACAATTAAAGGACTTCGTGTATATGACACAATTCCTGACGTTGTGACACCACCTTGTGCTGTAGTCGGACAACTTGACATTACTTTTGATATAAATAACTCAAGGGGTCTTGATCTTGCTTACGTTGACGTGCTTATTATAGTTCAACGTTTTAGTGAGCGTACCGGTCAAGATGCGTTAGATCAATATTTGGCCGGATCAGGTAATTATTCAATAAAAGCAGCTATTGAATCAGATCAGACTTTAGATGGTGCTTGCAATACGCTACGCGTAACAAGTGCTGAATCTGGCGTTTATCAGGCTGCCGATGTTGAGTATATGTCTTACAGATACAGAGTAACGGTATGGGGACAAGGAGAATAAATGTCATACGTTATTGCTTCGCATAATTGCGAAATTGGAACAAAAAAACAGGGTGATCAAGTCACCGAAAAAGAATTACTCGAAGCAGGTCTTAACATCAACGCTCTTGTTGCTGGCGGACATATTTCGAGTAACAAAGTAACAACACCAGCACAAGAAGGAGCCGCGAAATAATGGCACGTCTCGTCCTAACTAATGCTTATGTAACGATCAACGGAGTAAACCTCTCAGATCACATTGCAAGCATTACTCTTACAACAACTGATGATGTTGTTGATACAACAGCATTTAGCTCAACAGCTGCTCGTACTCGCGTCGCTGGTTTAGCAGATAATTCTGTTGCATTGGAATTTCATCAAGATTACGCTACCTCAAGCGTAGAAGCAACAATTTATCCACTAGTCGGAACAACAACAGCTGTTGTTGTGAAGCCAAACGGATCAACAACAGCAGCCGATAATCCTAGTTACAGCTTTACGGCTTTGGTTTCCGAATGGACGCCACTTGGCGGCGCTGTCGGAGAACTCGCCACTGCAAGCGTAACCTGGTCGATCTCTGGAGCAATTACAAAGGCGGTTATTTAATATGGCACGTGTTGTATTAACAAACGCACAAGTTGTTTTTGGTACTACTGATATTTCGCAATACGTAACATCAGTAACTCTTACAACAACTTATGACGTTGTAGAAACTACAGCTTTTGGAAACACTGCAAGAACTCGCGTTGCTGGTTTAGCAGATAATTCAATTGCTCTTGAATTTAATCAAGACTATGCTTCAGGAGCACTTGAAGCTACAATTTACCCAACAATTGGAACTGCAGTTTCAATGACTGTACGTCCGGTTTCCGGATCATCACCTGCATACGCGTTTTCTGCGCTTGTGTCGGAATGGACGCCACTAGGCGGATCAGTCGGAGAACTTGCAACAGCAAGCGTGACCTGGCCAATCTCTGGAGCAATTACAAAGTCCTAATAAACTAAGGGGGAATCATGGACGGTTTAGCCGTTAAAGTAAAAACAGTAGATGGTAATGAAAACACTTATAAACTATCGCCGCGAGTAATTGTGGCGTTTGAACAACAGTTTGGTAAGGGTTTGCCAAAACTTATTGGCGAAGAACAACGCATTGAACACATCTACTGGTTAGCGTGGAAATGCATGCAGGTAAATGGTGTCATTGTGAAACCTTTTGGTCCAGAATTTTTGGACACAATTATCACCGCAGAACTGGATGCTGATCCAAATTTCGAATCCACCGCGAAAGCCTAATTTATAGCGTCGCTGCTATCGCGGTGGAAACCGGAATAAGTCCAATAGATTTGTTAGATGCTCCTGAAGGTATTTTAGAAGCTATAACTATTTATTTGAAACAGAAAGCAAAGGCACAGAATGTCTGAACAAAGTCCGGTTGTTTTAACAGGCATTAAGGAAACTCTTGATGCCTTAAAACAATTTGACAAAAGTGCGGTGCGACGTTTTAATAAGGTTATCAATACATCGCTTACTGATGCTGAAAGAGCTACTCATGATCTTGTGGACCAAATCCAAAGTAGAACGACGCAAACGCCGTTGCGCAATTGGAAACCATATGACGTTGGTAAGGGAAGATCTCGTGGTGGAAAAGGTTGGCCGGGTTTTGACAAAACCGTTATTAAACAAGGAATTAAAAAATCCCGTGTTCAAGGCAAGGTTCGTAGTGACTATACGACAAGCGCTGGAGCTTTAATAAATAAATCAGCTGCTGGTGTCATATTTGAAATTGCCGGACGTAAAAGTAGTAAAGGATCATTTATTGCTCGCCTTAATTGGTTTGGTAAGGCATCGCGTTTAGTTTGGAAAATCGTTGATAGAGATCGTAAAAAAATTGAAGATGCAGTAGTAAAAGCTTTAGAAGAAGCTAAACAAGAATTACAAAAGAATTTGAATCAGGCTAGCGGGAAGGCGGACTAATGGCATTAGGTGCAGTAGTAGCGCGAATAATTACGCAATATTCCGATAAGGGATCAAAAGCTGCTCAAAAAGACATCAATAAACTTGGCAAAACATTTGATGATTTCGGACGCAAGGTTGCGCGTTCATTTGCGATTGCTGCTGCTGCTGCTGGTGCTTTTGCAATCAAGATTGGTAAAGATGCAGTTCAAGCAGCAATTGCAGACCAAAAGAGCCAAGTGCTTCTTGCAAATAGCCTTCGCAACACAACGGGCGCAACAAATGCTGCTATTGCCAGTGTTGAAGGTTACATTTCAAAATTACAATTACAGGTTGGGGTTGCCGATGATGAATTAAGACCAGCGCTATCGCGGTTGGCGGCAGTGACGTCTGATGTCAGTTCTGCTCAAAACTTGCTTGGCACTGCTCTTGATGTTTCAGCATTTGCAACAGTTGATTTAGGAACTGCCACAAAAGCAATAACTAAGGCATTGCAAGGCAATTTCAGGAGTTTGCAAAACCTTGTGCCTGGTCTTGATGCTGCTACTATCAAAGGCAAAAAATTTGGAGAAGTATTAGCAGAAGTTGAGAAAATTACTTCTGGTGCTGCCGCAACTCGCGCTGGAACTTTGGAATTCAGATTACAGATTTTACGTATTCGTTTTGGAGAAATTTTAGAAACTCTTGGTTATGCGCTTCTGCCAGTAATTGAACAATTTGCTGACACGATCCAGCGTGATGTATTGCCACAAATTGAACGCTTTATTGCTGCCAATAAAGCTGGCTTAGTTGATGGATTCAAAAATGCTGCCGAAGCAGGCATCAAGGTTGCAAAAGCAATGATTGCAATTGGATTTGCCATTGCAGAAAACATTGACGACATCATTTTACTTGCTGGCATATTTGCAACAATGTGGGTAACCAGCAAGGTTTATGCTTTTGCCAAAGCAGTTGCAGCAGTATCACTTGCATTCAATGGAATGAAAACAGCAGCAGCAGGAGCGGCAGTGGCATCGGCCGCAGCCACAGGCGGTGCAGGTATTGCAGGTGCCGCAGGCGTTGGCGCTGCCGCTGGTATTGCTGGAACTGCAGTTATTGGCGGTATTGCAGCTCTTACTTATGGTCTTGGTCAATTAGATTTGCCTGGTACACGCAAACGTGCAAAACGCCTTGCTGCAGAACAAGAAAAACGCCTTTCAGGTTATGCAGGTTCACCTGGCGCTGGTGATATTGCAGGTTTTACTTCAAACAAAATAACTTCTGGAATGCCAACAGTTGACAGTTCAATGTCTAAATACTTAAAGTTTTTAGAAAAATTGCAAAAAGCTTCAGATAAGTTAAATGGTAAAAAGAAAAAAGAACTTACAACTGAACAAAAAATTATTGATGCAATACTAAAGAAAAATGGTTTGTCATTAATGACTTCAGAGATTGAAGCAAAAGCAACCGCTGAAGCAATTCGACGTAATTTGAATAGACAAAAAAATCTTGGCATTTCCTCGCCAACAATTTCACTTGTTGCATCAGCTAATACTGCGGATCAGGGAACGCTCGGTAATAATGGCGCAACTGCTGTAACCGTAAACATTACTACTCCATACGGAACAAAGGACGATTTCTTTGTTGATGTTTCAAATAACTTGAAGACATTACGTCGTCGATCTGGAATGACACCTAGCGGCAAAATGACAGGTATCGGTATCGAATAATGGGAAACTATAACGGGGTAATAGCTCCTACAATCGCGGTTCAATTTTATATTGGATCAACCTGGACATCGGTTACATCGACCGACGTGCTTGAAATCAACATTCGTCGTGGTCGTAAGCAATATGATGTGTTAAATCAAGCTGGAACTTCTGGCATTATATTTAACAATCAATCCGGCGCTTATGATCCTGATAATGCGTCTGGACCTTATGCTGGAAGTCTAAAAGCTGGACTTCTTATGCGTGTTCAAGCTACTTGGTCATCAACCGCTTATACGCTTTATCAAGGTTATCTTGAATCAAGTCAGGTTAACCAGGGTTTTTATCCGATCCTCTC